TATCGTTCTTACTTCCATTGTCCTGTTAGTTTAGATTATATGAAATCTAATTGGGATAAACATAGTCATACATCAAAAGGTGTTGATGAAGAGGTAATGAAAGAAAAAATAAATTACTTTCCATTAGGAGTTGGTGATTTACCTGAACCGGAACCATTTCCATTACCAGATAAAAAGATTTTAGTATTCAATCACAGATGGAATAACACAACCGGTATAAAAAAATTAATTAAGTTTACAGAAGATTTAGATAGAGATGAGTGGTTGGTTTGGGTAACTGATGATGAAGCTAAAAAACCTAAAGCAGGTGCACCAGCACCAGATTGGATGATGGTTAAAAACTTACCAAGTGGCGGAAACTATCGTTATCTATTAGACAAATGTTTTGCAAGTTTATGTTTAGTAGATGATTATATGACTTGGAATTTATCAGTTCAAGATGCTATTAAAGTTGGTAGACCAAGTTTAACTTATAAACACGATACACACGAGCATGTATTAGGTAAAGATTATCCTTTATATTTCAAAGACAAAAAATCATTTAAAGAAATGTTAGAAAATGTATCAGTTGGACAAACATTAGATTGGACTTTACCAGAACACGATAAACAATTTGAAGAAAATTTAGTTGGTGATTTAATTAGTGCACTAGATAGTAAAAAGAAACAAGTTAAGAATACAAAATCTGGTGTAGAGTGGTTATATCACATTTTACAAGGAAATGGATATAAGAAAAATTTACTTCATAACTCACACCCTAAATTATTTTTAAGTAACTCTTGGGAAAAGATTAGATTGTGGTGTATGAGTAAAGGTGTATTAGATGACCCTACAAAAGAATTTACAAGACTATGGATACCTGATGAAAGACGAGATGAAATACAGAAAATCGTTGATGATGCAGGTGGTGTCGGTGAAAATGGTAAAAAGTTAGAACATTCATTAAAAGACCCGACCTTTAATGACAAAGAAAACCAATGGTGGTAAAATGAGAGAATTAACAGCAGAACAAATACAAAAAAATTATGATACATTAATTAATACTATTCAGTTATATGTAACTGGAGATAGAAAAGAAAAAGTATTAAAGATGTATGACGATATGAAAGATAGATTTATGATGGCTCCCGCAAGTGCTAAAGAACATTATCACAACGCAATGTTGGGTGGTTATGTAGACCACATATTAAGAGTAGTAGATTTTTCATTAAAGGTAAAAGAGTTGTGGGAACAAAGTAATTGTAAAATAGACTTTACAGATGAAGAATTAGTTTTTTCCGCCTTACATCACGACTTAGGTAAAGTTGGTGATTTGGAAAACGATTATTATATTCCACAAGACAATGAGTGGAGAAGAAAAAATATGGGGGAAATATTTACACACAATCCAAAGTGTGAATATATGTCAGTAACAGATAGAGCGTTTTATTTATTACAATATTATGATATTAAAATTAGTAAAAAAGAATTTATCGGTATTAGATTAACAGACGGAATGTATGAAGAAGCAAATAAAAGTTATTTAATAGCTTATAAATCAGAGTTTCAACTTCGTTCAACCATACAATATATTTTACATCAAGCTGATATGATGGCTGCTCAGATAGAGGGTCGTTTAACAAAACAATCAATTGAAAAAGAAGAAACAGAAACATTTGAAAAAATAAAAAATATCAAAGAAGTTTTGGGTAGTGATGATAAACCAGTAGAACTACAAGATAAACCTGGTAAATTATCTAATGATTTGTTTGATGAATTATTCGGAGATAAAAAATGATAGTAAATATAGTATTAGGATTTTTTGTAATACTTTCATTAGCGTTAAGTTATGCAGTTTATAACTTATTAGTTAAACAAGAACAACTTGAAGATTGGGTTGAGGATTATATTAATAAGATTAATGAAGTAAATACAAATATTAGAAAGATTGACTACAAAGGATACTTTGAAGTTGATGATGAAGTGGGTCAAATATTTGAACAATTAAAAGAAGAAGTTCAAACACTTGAAAAACTAACAGAAATTACTGATAAAAAATAAATAAAAAGGTGGACTAAATGGGAAGAAAAAGAAAAAATTATTACTTTACAGAAGTAACAGAAAAAGCAATTATTCGTTATAATAACGAAGAAAGACCAGCTATGAGAAATAGAATATACAACGACCACATAGCAGCTGCATTTGACAAGTTGTGTGAAAATATAATTCATACATTTAAATTTTATTACTTTGATGTTTCATCAGAAGAAGTTAAAAACGAAGTAGTAAGTTTTTTAGTTATGAATATGCACAAGTTTACATCAGGTAAAGGGAAAGCATTTTCTTACTTTAGTATCGTGGCTAAAAATTATTTAATCCTACATAATAACAACAATTATAAAAAAATGAAAACACACGACAAGATTGATGTTATGGATTGGGATAGAAGTATTCAAACAGAGATTTCTCAAAAAAATACAAACCAAGAGTTTAATGAGTTTGTTCAACAGATGTTAGAGTATTGGGATAACAATATGAATGTAATATTTAGACGACAAAAAGATGTAAGAGTTGCTGATGCAGTATTACATATTTTTAGAATCAAAGGTAATATAGAATTGTTTAATAAAAAAGCTCTATACATCTTAATCAGAGAAATGACACAATCAAACACACAACACATTACACGAGTTATTAATGTAATGAAGAGGTATCAGAAAGGCATTTACAAAGAATTTCAAGTAAATGGATTCATTGACACAAAGACTACCGGGTCTTTTGTTATTCATAACTAATAAATATAGATAGTTATTTAGGATTACCCTGTTTAGGCAGGGTATATTTGTTCACAATACGGAGGAAACAAACTATGAAAGACATCGTAAAAACAATCAAGGGATATGTAGACGACTTAATGTCAGTTCTATTTTCACTTGTAGGCCTAGCAGCTGTTGCAAGTATTTTATTTGTAGACGGTTTATTTGGCTTGGATGTTATAAGTAATTTGATATCACTTGTTAATAAGTTTGGAAACGGCGGTTTTGCCGGGTTCATTACTTTAGTGGTATTGATGAGTCTAATTCGTAAGTAGGAACGCGAAATGATAAGTAATATTTCCTACATATTACTTAAACTAAAAAGGGAGTGAAGTATTAATTTATTTTGTTCCCTTTTTTAGTTTTCATATATTTATAATTAAAGGATTATATTATGTCAAACGATTATGAAATATTTAAAGGAAAGTCGTTATCATCATTGTTTCAAGATATTTACGAAAATCAAAACTATAACAGAAAGCAATTAGATGTCTTAACCAAAAACATTACAGCTATGGTTAAGGATGGAGATACTGCTATTCAAATAGTTCCTATGATTAAAGAATATTTAGAAATTAATGTTCGTAATGATGAATTACTAGTAAAACTAGCTAATATTGTTCAGAAGATTATCTCTTCAGAAAACAAGGGTGAAGCAGAAAGTGAATTTGGTTTATCTGAATTAGAGAAACAAGATATTATGAACACTATATTAGAACACGATACAAAAGATTTACAAGATACATCTGATAAGATTAGAAAAGATATAGAATCTAAACAATAAAATGCCATACCGAGTTTATAAAAACAAATCAAATACACGAATTGGAGGCCCACTTATTAATAAAATTAAAGGTGAGGTTACATCTCTAATACGCGAAAATCAATATGATTTTTATGAATTAGAACCATTTGAAGTTCAAGAAGTTTTGTTAGATAAAAAGTTATTTGAGGGTGAAGGAGCACTTGATACTAAATATTACGGAGCAGTTCGTGGTAGATTTATTAATGAATCAAATCAAGCAGTTCTTGACAATGGTGGTAATGGTTTTGTTTTACCAATGGACTCACACATTAAAAATTATCCTGTTATCGGTGAGATTGTTGTATGTTCAAATTTTTTAGGTAGAACATATTATACCAACATATTAAATTGGAGTAATAATCCAAACAATACTATTCAAGCTGGGATATCATCAAATCAAAAAGTTAATTTACCAGCACAACCACAGATTACAACAGACTTACAATACGGAAACCCGGTTGTATCAGAACCTGGTGATGTAGTGATTGAAGGTAGATTTAATAATCACATTATATTAGGTAAACAAGACGAAGTTGGTTCTTCAATTAAATTAGTTGCAGGAGATGACTCAAATGATATTAATAAATCTAAAGCTTCTATATTTATACAAGACGGAGGTACCGTTAAAGTTGATAACCCAAATAAAGCTTTTCCATCAACTACTATAAGTGGTGCTAAAATTATTTTAAACGCAGATGATATTGTAATAAATGCAAGAAATACATTAAAATTACAAAGTGGAAACTTAACAGAAGTTGTTGGTGGAAGCACAGAAATCAAACACAACAAGGGTGGACAAGTTGTAACTGGTGAAACAGAACAATTTGTAGAAGAACTTAGAGAAAGAGCAGTTAAAGAAGCAACAGATGTCATCAACGCACAAGTTCAAGTTTTAAAAGATACTGCTAATATTGGTATAGAAGAATATAATAGACAAGTTCAAAGTATAAAAAGTTTAACTGACTCGGTAAAAAGTGCTAGAAAAAATATAGAGAAAGTAGTTAACAAAACAAGAAAGGTATCAGTAAGTTTTGATGCTGAAAAGTTTGCAAAGAATCAAGAAGTTATCTTAACTAACTTTAACGAAATACAAGCGTTAGTTCCAGGACTTCCACTTACAATAACAGAAGTAGAAAAGAAAATATCAGAGGTTGTGGAAGCACTAAGAAGTTTTGCAACATTAGATTTTATGAACACAGATATCGTAACAATCGAAAAGAAAAAATAGGAGTAAAAATGAAATCGAATAAATTAGTATCATTAATAAAAGAAGTTGTCAAACAAGAGGTTAAAAAACAGATAACTGATATACTTATTAGTGAAACAAATATTCCCAAAGAAACCCCAGTAGTTAAGAAGAAAAAAGTTAAAGAACAGAAGTTTACAGACAATTCAGTTCTTAACAAAATTCTAAACGAAACTGCTCAACAAAAAGAAGAATATCCAACATTAGGTGGAGGAACTTTTGATTCAAGTCGTATGACTGAGATGTTAGGATACGGCGGTGGTTTAGGGAATAAAGAAGTTAAACGAGAAGTAGCGGCCGCAAGCACATTACAAAGTGCCGGTATGAATCCAGATGACGCACCAGAGCACTTAAAGAACGCACTGACAAGAGACTATTCTGGTTTAATAAAAGCTATTGATAAGAAAAAAGGTAAATAATGGCAAGTGCAAGAGAAAATGATTTAAACCCAGATATTTTCATAGGTTTAAAACTTCCCTTCAACAGAGATAAATCAGGTTTGTTTGGTAGAACACAAACAACATTAGAACAAGCTGGTTCTAATATAAAAAACCTTTTATTAACTGCTAAAGGGGAACGAGTAATGCAACCTGACTTCGGTTCTCGTTTAAGAGAATTATTATTTGAACAATATACAGAAGATTTATCATCAAGAATACAATCAGAGATACAAGAAGCAATATCCACTTGGTTACCTTACATTAATATTTCTAATGTAAATATAATTCAATCAGATGAAGACCCTAATACAACTAATGTTAGTATTGATTTTGCATTGAACTATGAACCAGATAGATTTGAAAGTATTACTTTAAACTTTGAAGGAGATTCAGAATCAACAAGTGTTGGTTATTAGGAGTAAACAATGGGATACGAATTAACAAGTAAAAAGAAAAATAAAGAAGTAAGATATTTGAATAAAGACTTTTCTCAATTTAGAAATAATTTGATTGAGTTTTCTAAACAATATTTTCCAAACACTTACCAAGACTTTAATGAGTCATCACCTGGTATGATGTTTATTGAAATGGCATCTTATGTAGGTGATGTTATGTCATACTATGTTGACTCACAATTTAAAGAATCTTTATTAGGATATTCAGAAGAATTAAGAACACTTTACTCAATGGCTCAATCATTTGGTTATAAACCAAGATTGTC